ATCCAGTATGCAACCGGCCTGCTTAATGATCAAGCAACTGGTGAGGAGCTCTTCATCGGCACGCGCTGGAAGCACGGAACCGCCGACCTGTACGGTTATGTAATGGCAAACATGCCGGAGTTCGAGTGGTACATTCGTTCCGTCGTAGAGGAAGGGGAGATTGTTTTCCCAGATCGGTTCACCGAAGAAAAACTCAAAGAGATCCGCCGTAGGCAGGGGAACTACAAGTTCGCGTGTCAATACGAAAACAACCCAACCTCTCCAGAAGGAGCTGACTTCCAACCTGAGTGGATTAAAGAGTATCGAATCGGAGAAGATAACAAAACAATCATCTTCGAAGACGGCTCACCCCCAACCCAGATTGGGCAGCTCGTTCGGATGTCCTTCTACGACCCCTCTTCAGGCGGTAAGAGTGCACAGGCCGAGAACGCAATCGTAATCGCTGGGATGGACTCCCTCCGCCGTATCATCGTCCTTGGGGCCTGGTCTCAGAACTGTCCTTACGGGGTTGCGATCGAGAAGTATATGAAGCTCAATGATCAATTCATCCCTTACAAGAACTTCTATGAGCTAGTCGCGGCCCAGAAGGCGGTTGAAGATATCGTTCGAGAACGCAACCTACAAGTCCTCTGTCGACACTGCGATAAGCAACATCGACGTTTGACAGTTACACCAGTCAAACCTCCTGGTGGTCGGCACAAAGAGGAACGTATCCGTGCCTATGCGCAGGCGCCATTCGAGGCTGGACGAGTCTACCTCCGCTTCGGTATGACCAAACTCAGACAGCAAATTCTCAACTTCCCTCACGGGGATATGGTTGACATGTTTGACGCACTGGCCTATCTGTGCAATCTCCTCCGTCCTCCCCTATCAGAGGAACAAGTCGTAACCGAACGGGAGACCAAAGAGCGGATGGACCTTGGCCGGAAGAGCAGAATCGCGACTGAGTACCAACATGGTGGCTACGCCTAATGCCGACGATTATCAAACTCGACATCAGCCCCGAGCGTAAGACAGCGCTCGCAGGTTATCTCCACAAGACGTTCGGTCACGCCGTACTGGCGAGGAGGAATCAGGTAGATGACAAGTATAAGAGATGGCAGGACAACTACGCAGGGAAACCCCTTGAAGCGGTTCGAACTACTCCCTTCTATCGAGCTTCTAACTTTGTACCTCAACTCATTCGGATGCATACCGATATCCTTACAGCTCGAGTACTTGGCATTATGTTCGGTACCAAACCCTTCTGGAAGCCCCGTGCCTTCATGCCCGGCCTGCCCCACGAATGGATGGAACAACTAGGAAAATGGTTAGAGTTCGAGTCCTTCTACAATATCGGACTTTACGAACCTCTCGATGCTTGTATGTTCCGAACCTTCAAAACAGGCACTTGTGTTCTGAAAGCTCCCTGGACAGAGGAACGCTTCTACCTAGCAAAGCCTGGTTCGAACGGCTCCGAGGGTTACCAAACGGATGAGATCAGAACGGAGGGGTTGAGCGTTAAGCCGATCCCTTACGATGACTTCTACGTCCACCCCATCACAGCGAATAACCTTAGTGAGGTTAGTGTTAAGTTCCACAAACTCCGCCTTACAAAGGAAGAAGTCGAACTACGCAAAGCCCGCGGTTGGTGGGATAAAGATGCAGTTGAGATGTTACTCCGAGTCCCCGAGAACCCACAAAAGTCCCCGGCCCGCGCAACTCAAGCCCAAGAGGCTGGGATTCAACTCACCCAAGATGTAGCTCGTCCCTTCTGCGCCGTCGAGGCATGGTTCGAATACGACCTCGGAGATGGGAAGAACTTTAGGATTGTAGTCGTCTTCAACCCGCAGTCTTCTCTCCCTACAAGTATTCTACGTTCGTACTTCAACTACTACACGAAAGGCATCGACCCGTTCATCGACTTCCGTTTCGCCTCTCGTGACGACCTCTTCTACGGTTACGCAATCCCGGAGATTCTTGAGCAGTCTCAGGAGGAACAGGCACAGATTCACAACGCTCGACGGGACTCAAACCTAATTGCGAACTCCCCTGGTTGGAAGAAGAAAAGGTATGCAGACGTACCCAACCCCTCGTCAGAGTGGTACCCTGGGAAGGTTTTCGAGCTAGAAGATATGGCCGATCTTGAAGCGATCCAATTCGGTAAAGGCTACACCGACATGATCGCTGAAGAACAATTCATCATGGGTTTCTCAGAGCGCGCTACTGGGGTAGGCGCCCCTATGCAAACAGCGGGGGGATCAGGTGGCATAGGAGGCAAGCGAGGAATCTACAGCTCGATGGGAACCCTCGCAATGCTGTCGGAAGGGAATAAAAGGCTCGACATCTACCTCCGCCGGCTAAGATATCCAATGCATAGGCTTGGAAATATAATCTACCAATCACATCGTGACTTCCGCCCAACTGGATCGGAATACACGATATGGGGAGCTAACGGTGAAGCGCATCGCAAAACTTTTGCGTTTAAAGAACCCAAAGACTACAGAGGACTCTTCTTCGATATCGGAGCCTCGGATTCATCTGCCAATAGGGAGGTGGATCGCACTGCCCTTCTTCTTATGGCTAATACGATGGCTGGGTACTATCGCCAGATCATCGAAGCGTCTAGTATCATTACTCAAGTCCCTGAAGAACACCCTCTTCGCAAAATCCTTCTCCTCGTCCTCGACGGCGCCAAAGACCTCGCAGACCGTCTCCTCTTCACCTTCGACGTTGGGGATCGAGACCGCCTTATCCCAGACATCAGGAAGGTTCTGGGAGGAAGTTCTCAACGAGCGGATGAAGCAGCCGAACAAAGCGGACTGCCTGGAGCTGAGGGCAATCTTTCACCAGAAGGGTTACAAGGCATATCAAGTCGTCTTGCGGCGCTCCCGCGCTCGGGTACTCCATCTGCTTGAGGAGTGTGATGATCCTAAAGACATTTACAGAGCGCAAGGGAAAGCGGAGCAGCTTAGACAGCTTGAAAGGCTCCCTGACGAGGTTGAGAAGCTTTATCAGATCTACCTCGAGCAGGAGAAGGAAGAACGAAAGGTAACAAAGGAGAAAGAACAACATGGGAAGTCCTATATTTAATCCAAACGATCGGGTAACTGACCCGCCCGTTGGGGGCAACTTGCCTGAAGAGTTGAAAGGGAAGACCCCTGAACAGGTGGCGGAGTGGTATCGAACAAGGGAGACGAACGCGGCGGAGAAGCATAGGCAGGACCTTGAGAGGGCGAAGCAGGCCGCAGTTCCTCCTCCCTCAGCACCAGCGGTTCCAGCAGCTCCCACAGAACCAGATCCCGCGAAGTGGTGGTCTGACCCTGAAAAAGCAACCCGGGAAGCTGTACAGAAGCATGGTGTCTCTAAAGAGGAGTACACCAAGTTAGCCGCGACTGCGCAGCGGAACCTCTTCGAAACAGCTAAAATCATCACGAAAGATCGCAACCCCACCCGCTGGGAACGTTTCGGCCCTGATGTTGAACAGATCGTCAAAACCTTCGAACCCCACCTTCAAGTCGACCCCACTATGTGGGATATGGCGATGAAGTACGTTCTCGGTATGAACAGTGAGAAGCTTGAAGCTGAAGCGGCACACCAAGCAACCCTTCCTGCGGAACCAGTCAACCCTGGAGCAGCCGCACCCGGTACTCCTACACCACTCCCTGAAGGAGTGGAGAAAGTCCTCACTGGACTCAACATTAGCGAAGATGCATACAGGAAGGCAGACGCCCGAATGAAGGAGGGAGCATGGCCACAGACAATGGACAACACGCGACGGCAGTAACCTCAGCGCCTAAAACTCGGCCTTCACTCAGCCCGCAGGAGAAGAAGGCTCTTTATCAAAAACTCCGCGAGCGTATGCGTCGACAGATCTTAGAGGTCGCCCAATGGCCTCTAGGCCGTACACCCTACTGGGCGCGGAAACAAGATCGAAACGAAATGTCGCGACTCGATGTGCTCGGGTTCAAAATCGTCGTTGACGATCCGAAGATGCATAGATGGAGCGCGAACGGACGGAAAGAAGATGGGACCTTCCAACTTGGAGACCTCATCCTGATGGACATAGATTCAGACAGTTATGAGTTCTATCTCCAAGATAACATCGAGCGCTCTGATGCGCTCGTCAGAGCTGCTAAGGAAGACTTCCAAGCAGAAGCGGCGAAGAAGGGAGTTCCCACATTCCAAGTAAAGAAGTGAGGTGTTAGCATGGCCCAATTTATCAGGCCTGGGAAGATCACAGGCGGAGGCGCCGGGCATCCGAGGCAACAGCGCTTCGCGGAACTCGCGAGCGAAACGTTCCTCCAAGGTGCGTTGCTCATCGTAGACGGTAACGGCTTCGCGAATGAAAGTGGAGCGATTACCTCCGCGGTAGGAGCAGTCGTTCTAGGGTTCGCGTCGGAATTCGCACATAACCTTACAACTAGCGACACCGCGGAGGAGCTAAACTATGGCTCCGTCGCGAATCAAAGCTCAGCCGTTCTCATCCCTGTAGGGGCACCCCCTTCAGATGGTAAGATCGGTGTCTGGATTGCGGACGATACGACACTCTTCCTCGCGAACGTTCGTACAGCAGGCTCGATAGATCGAGCTCTCCAAACTCATATCGGAGAGATCTTCGGTCTTACTAAAGCGACGGTTTGGGAATTCGATCTCAACAAAACCACTACTGGTGCTGGCGCGATCGCAACTCTTATCGAAATTATTGACGTGGCGACGGACGGTGGACAAGTCCTCTTCCGCCTCAATAAGACCAACCAGCTCTTCGCGAGATAAGGAGGAATCGTGGCCGCAACACGTGGTGGTTTTGCACAACTGCTCGCTCCTGGTTTATACTCGGTGATCTACGAAGATCTCGAACTACACCCGGAGGAGTATTCACAACTCTTCAACGTTTACCCTTCAACTCGTGCGTATGAGGAAGATCAACTAGTCGCAGGCCTAGGGGCCGTACCGAAGAAGCCGGAAGGTGATGTCATCCTAATGGATGAACCCATCCAAGGTGGTTCTCTCCGGTATACTCACGAATCCTTCGGTCTGGGATTCCAAGTCACGCGTGAGATGTGGGATGACGACCAATACGGTATCATGCGGCGGGTTAGCCAGGACTTCGCTGGTTCGATCCGTCAGACCGTAGAATCGACCTATGCCGGGGTGCTGAACAACAGTTTCGGAACCCAGACGTCGATCGATGGTGTCTCTCTCATCAACACAGCTCACCCACTCCTTGGTGGGGGGACCTACTCAAACAGGTCCGCAACTGATGCCGCGTTCAGCCAGACTGCGTTACAGGAGATCATCCTCCTCTTCGAGAAGATGGTCAACGAACGTGGTTTGATCAAAAGAATGATTCCGGAAGAAGTGTGGATCCCGACTGATCTGCAGTTCATCGCCGGGGAGATTCTCCACAGTGCGTATAAGCCCTTCACAGGGAACAACGAAGTCAACGTGATGCAGGGGCGTCTGCAACCTCGGTCGAATCACTACTTCACCTCTGCATCAGCTTACTGGGTGACTTCGATGAAGCGTTCCCATTCACTGAAGGGATACTGGCGCACACAACCGCAGTTCGACAGCCAAGATGACTTCATGACGAAGGGCGCAAACTTCAGCGTCTTCTTCCGCTTCAGTGCGGGAGTTACCTACTGGCACGGAGTTGCGGGTTCGGACGGAGTTTAAACTCCAATGTACACCCTCTACATAAACCACTCCGTTGCGAGGGTTTTAGCAACGGCCTAACAGGGTAAGCGGGGGTGAGATCCCCCCGAGCAGGTTAGGGGTCGTCACTCATGGAAACGCCCTAACGTGTTCCTAGGAGAAGAAAATGCCACTTACTGCATATCCAAACGGATTGTCAAGTTTCGGTATCCCCCTGTTCGGTGGTGGTTCAGGCCGAACAGGCCAAGGCAGCATGTTCGGGAACACTTGGTTCGTAGATGCTACCAATGGTAGCGATAGCTTTGAGGGGAAGACGCCAGACAATGCCTTCGCAACTCTTACGAAGGTATTCACGGTTATAGGGATCAACGACACAATCTTCGTCAATCGAGGGAGTTACGCGGGGAACTTCAGCACCCCGCTGAACTCCGTCGCACCGTTCGTATCCCTCATCGGTATGCAACCTACTGATGTCGGCTACGGTCCTTTCCTTAGTGCATCAGTAGTTACATCCTCTATCCTTGACGTACGTGCTCGGGGGTGGAGAATTTCCGGGTTTGAGATCGATTGCCCGACAACTGCGCAGGCATTCAAACTCACAACCACTGGTACTAGCAACGCGAACTTTCTCCAGATCGACAACTGTCTGTTTACTGGCGGGCAGGGAGCGATCGATTGGGTGGGAGCGCCTACCTTCACTCGCATCGCCAACTGCACCTTCGATCAGATGACCGCTAGTGCGATGATCTGCTCGAACTCGGACACTGACGTACCCCGTTCGTGTGAGATCTTTAACAACATCTTCCATGAGAACATCAATCACATCAATATGAATCCGAGAGGGTTCAAATTCTCCGTGATTCGTGGTAATGTCTTCCATCTCGATGGTAACAATCGCGACGCACTCGTGCTCCTCGACAACCGAGGGGGTGGAGGGTGTTCGATTATCGACAACTACTTCGACATTACCAAAGCGCAGTACACTGATGACGCGGCGACTGCGTTCATCCGTACCAGCAGTTCTGACATGGGTGCTGGTAACCACTGTACCGATGGTGAGGCGGCTGACCTGATCAGCGTGTAACCTTTGGGGGGCTTCGGCCCCCTTCAGGAGTTAGTAAGTGTAGTCTCTTAAGGAGACAACTCATGGCGAAGAAGAAACCGAAGAAGAAGAAGGGTAAGAAGTACTAGGAGACCTCTATGGAATCCGCCCTAATCGGAGGCCTAATCAGCGTGATCGGAGTTCTCGCCGGGATCGGTTATCGAAACATCGATAAACGGCTTGGTAAGCTGGAGAGAAAGACCGGCGCGACACTAACCGCGATGGTTTTCTTTATCGCAGGCCAGAACCCCGTTCCTAACGAGGTTCTAAGCTCTCTCAAAAGTGCGATGGAGGATAGTTAAATGGCAAACGTTCTGAAAGGTAGGGTATGGACTCTCGACACTGCTGGAGCCGCGAACATCTATACAGGGTGGGTGAAGATCGTTCTAATTTACTGGTTTAATCCATCTGCGAGTGGTGACGTTGTTCTGCTACAAGATATCAACGGACGACCGATTCTCGACGCTCGGGCTGAAGCAAACAACGGAAGTCAAGTGTTCCGCGTCGAACCACAATGGTATCAGGGTTTACAGCTCCAGACGTTGGGGAGTGGGACAGTTCAGCTTCATATTGGGTAGAGGACTAAATGCCTCAATTCGCACGACCGGATAGGTTCTAATGGCAATAGCCTTCGATGCCGCCAGCAACAGTGGATTTCAAACCACAACCACTCCTTACACTTGGTCTCACACCTGCACAGGCTCGAACAGACTGCTTGCAGTCAAAATTGCAGCAAAGGTATCAGGGGACACCGTTTCTGGTATTACTTATAATGGTGTTGCCCTTACGAATATTCGTACTGACACTCATGCCACTGCTCCCTTCCATACAGAATTATGGGAATTGATAAATCCAGCCAGTGGGAGTCATGACATTACCGTAACATGGGGCACTGCCCCCGACCAATCGATTGGGTCTGCAATCTCTCTTACGGGAGTCATCCAAACTTCACATAACGATGCCAACAACGGCGCGGAGGGAGGTGTTACTACAGACGCAACAACCACTGTTATCACCGTTGCTGATAATGCCTGGTTAGTCAACATAGTTTCATCTAATACTGCCTCTGCAACTTGGACAGTTGGAGCAAGTCAAACCGAAACATTAAATACTGGTACCACGGATTGGGCAGGAGCTTCTTACGAAGGCCCAATAACACCTGCCGGCGGTACTGTAATGAATTTCACCGTTTCGGGAGGAGGAAAGAACTGGGCGACTAGCGCAGCCTCTTTCAAACCTGCCGCCGCCGGAATCTCTATACCAGTTGTTTATCATCATAGACAGAGGAATTTCTAAATGAGCTTTGGCGGAATACTAAGACAGTCAACGGCAGTCGATGTGTTAATCGGCCCTTTTGTAGATTCTACTGACGGCGACACAGAAGAAGCCGCTCTAACTATCAACCGAGCCGATGTATTGCTCTCAAAGAATGGACAGGGAGCCGTACAGAAGACTGATGTCACTGCTGCTGCTTCTGATGCTGATGGATTCTATAACTGCGAACTCGACGCAACCGACACGGATACAGTAGGCCAACTTGTGCTATACGTCCATGTGGCCGGGGCCTTGGCTGTCCGACATGATTTCCAGATAGTAGAAGAAGAGCCCTATGACGACATCTTCGCTGCCTCTGCCGTTGGCTACCTCAAGCCTACCACGGCTGGCCGCGACCTCGACGTATCCGCTGGCGGCGAAGCTGGACTAGATTGGGCTAACATTGGAAGTCCAACCACTGCCGTTGACCTCTCAGCTACAGACATCCAACTTTGCGATACCACCACCACAAACACTGATATGGTCGGCACCGACTCGGCCCTCTTAGCTTCCTCGGCCCCCACCAACTTCGGCGACTTATCCATTGCGGTCACTACTGGCCTAGTCAACATCACACAGGCAGCCGCCGACAAGGTGTGGTCTACAGCGGCCCGCGCATTGACAGACAAAGCGGGATTCTCCTTGGCTACGGGAGGAGTCATTGATGGCGCTATTGCTGCAGCTGAACTCATCAACATCGCCGATGGTTTGCTCGATCGCCGCCTTGATCTTGGTACGGACACTGGCGGAAACACTACTACCTCCCGAACATGGCGTGACGCACTTCGTGTCTTACGCAATCGAGTTGTTATCGCAGGAGGTACGATGACCGTTCATGAAGAGGACGATTCTACAGTAGCCTGGACTGGTGCTGTCACAACAGCGTCAGGAGATCCTATTATAGAGATAAACCCAAGCTGATGAGAAAGCTACTTGTTAAAATCTTGTTAACTCTCCTAAGATGGCTGGATTACTCACCATCAGGCTTGTCTTCTGACCTGCTCTACGCGGCCCGCATGGCGACGCGGGAAGCGGAGAAGAAAGGTGCGGGGAGAGCTGGAGAGGCTAAGCGAGCACAGGCACTACGTATGTTGTTGAACCTCCGACCGAAAGACAGCAGACGCGATATAGGGAGGGCGATAGAAGAATGCCTGCCCCGATAATTGGTGTCTGGAGTTGGACAGACGGACCCGCAGTAGCTGTGACAGCGAGTTGGGTAACGCCGTTGGTACGGGATTCACTTAGGAATACTCAAATGTTCCTAGTAGGAGGTCTTATGATCTTTCGGAAGGTCTTAGGTACGTTAGCTCTTCTTGTCCTTGCTCCCCTCATCGCTGAAGGACAGACGAAGACAACAATCACCGGTAACATTCAAGACGTAACCGGTATCGCCGCAACTTCGGGGACTGTTGAGTTTAAGATCAAACCCTCTTCGAGCTCGATCCTATACTTCGTCTCGGGGGTGGGGGTAGTCGCACCGCAGGTTGCGAACTGCGGGATTGACGGGAGTGGGGACATCAAGAATCTCGCCCTTACTGGAGCCTGCCAGGTGTGGGGGAATGATCTCATTTCCCCCGGTAACACTACTTACGATGTATCATTCCTCCCGAATGGAACTCGAACGAATAGGATTCGATCTCTCTTAATCTCTGGCTCCACCTACAACCTAGCAAACCCGACCTTCGCACCGAATGTAAAACTCAGCCCACAGAGGGTAACAGTTAGAGCAGGCCGGGTTGAGGCGAACCTCGTCCCGGCAGCTGATGGTGTGTTTAATCTGGGAGCGAACGACAAGCGGTACGCCAACGCCTACCTCGATAGCCTTTTCATCACAAACGATCTCACATTCACCGACTTGAACGTCACGGGCGTCGTTGGTAGTAATCTAATTCCAGATGCGACCGGAAGAGATCTCGGCTCTACAAGCGCGAGGTGGGATGCGTTCTTAGAAACCGTTACGATAGGAATCCTGAACAACGTCCGCGAGGTGGATGGGAATAAGTTCACCACCATCCAAGCGGCGATTACAGATGCTTGCGCTAGCGGCGCTCCTGTTTATGTCCCGGCTGGAACTTATACACTTACGACAGGTCTGACCGCCTGTGACAACCTAAGACTCTATGGGGCTGGAGCTGGGTCCACAATCATTCAAGCAGGGGCGAATATCGACCTTCTGAATGACGATGGCACTCAGATGGACAACATTGAGATTGCGGGTTTCACATTCGACGGCCAGAAAGGCACATGGACAGGGGCGGCAATCCGCTTCGACCAAGGGACTGCCACAAATGTGTTTATCCACGACTCCGAGTTTTTGGATATTGCCCGCGCAGGCATTAACATTGTTGGGGCTAATAATACTGACATCGTAATCCACGGCAACAAGTTCAACAATATAGGCACCGACCAGAACGACACTGCACCAGGAAACGCTCCGATTTTTCTTGATGGTGTAACTCGCGGGACAATAACCGGAAACACAATCAACAGCACACCGTGGGCTGGGATTCGCGTGGCTAGCTTCAACGCTACTAATGGAATCACCATTATCGGAAACGCAATCCAGAATAGCAGCTACGGTATTGCTGCGACGGGTATCCTATTTACGAATTTGGTCATTTCTGGCAACTCCATTGAGGAATCGACAGCAGCAAATCCCAAAAATGGCATAGACGCTGGGGGAGTAGTCGGTTTTTCAATCACGGGGAACACGGTTACAGCAACCACAAATAATTTCGGAAGCGGCATAAATACAGACGGCGCTTCCAACGGTTCGGTTGTGGGCAATATCGTAACCGGCGCTTTCTCTAGTGGTATCCAAGTCGGCGCGAACACCTTTACCGCCACAAGCGACGTTGTAGTTACGGCGAACATTGTCGAGGGTCACACAAGGGGCATAACGGATTTTGGCACGACGGGGACAGTCACGCGGCTTTCGGTCTATGGAAATATAGCAAGGGCTAATACAACAGATTATTTATTGACATTTGCGACAGGCTTTCAGGGCGTAGCTATCGGCCCCCTACCAGCTTCGGCAGGTCCTGGGCTTCGCATGTCGAACGGTGGAACTATTAGCTATCGTAATAATGCAGATGATGCCGACATACAGGCGATTGTGGTCGCATCAGATGACCTTGTCCGCATCGGGAACGATGTTGACAGTGCCGGTGTCCGTATCCATCATGGCACTACGGACGTTCTCCGGACAACCAGCACTGGCGCTGCTGTCACTTCGGGTTCTTCGTTTACGGTTGCTGTAACGAACCCACTTGAAGGTGAGTTGTCCAATGCTCCTCGTTGGATTATGAAGGTGGTAGACCACACCGACATGGTGGCCGCGGCCACAGCGGACGACTTCGTGCTCTGGACTTTACCAGCCAACACTGAAATCCGCGACGTCTATGCGACGGTCGTAACAGCGTGGGAGGCTGTGGTTGGACTCTCAGCGGCGGTTTGTTCAGTTGGGACAGCAGCAGGCCCAGCCAATGGCTTAACATTGGACGACGATTTCTTCGCCACCGGAACTCGGTACGAACTGCATGATGCGACCGCAACCGGCGGGAAGGGGTCTCAGCTCTTCGATACCACCGACAAGTTCGCTCCCTTTATGCTTTTAGCTGGTGGGGATATAGAAATTCAATGTGATCTGACTGGAGATGATCACGCTGATACGAACGCAGGCCAGGCGAGAATCTATATTCTCGTATCTCAACCCTTGGGTAACACTACGGTGGAGGCAAACTAACAATGCCCTACCATGGCGGAATATGGCGGGTTGATTGGGCAAGGTGCGATAGATGCGGCTTCGAGCATCCAGTAACGGGACTCACTCCACAGAAAGGTTTACTCCTCTGCCACGATCACGGTTGCTACGACAATCTTGACGTAGAGCAGAGAGACTTCATCATCTCTGAGATATTGAAGGAGGAGGAGTCGATCAGGGATCGAGATGAAATCTTCGACACTGAAACCGGGGAGGTTTCCTTCTGATGGCGACTATATCAGACAGAGAAGCAGACGTCAAATTCATGCTCGGGAATCGGACCGATCTCGACGACCGTATCCGTAGGTGGTATAGGGATGGTTATCTTGAGATCGGACGATCGTATCCATTCGAAGAACTCGAGGACACCGTCGAAGATACGATGGTCGCGGATATCGCTGAGTATGACTACCCAGACGAAGCTAGGGCGATTAAAACGATCACAATGCTCTTCGACCAGCAGCAGGAACGCAGACTCTGGCGGAGGCATATTAGGATAATCGAACGGTATCCAACCCAGGCACCTGGCAGGCCGATTATCTACGCCCCGTTTGGGAATCAGATCATAGTTCGCCCCATCCCCGACCAACAGTTCGACTTCAGGTGGAGGATTTGGAAGAAGCCGATCATTGAGAGCACTATTAAGGATACAGTCCTCAACGTTCCTGATGACTGGCTCGAGGTTCTAGACTACGCAGCCGCGTTACGCGGGCACGTTGCTCTCCTAGAGAGAGACAAAGCTGCCGAGGTTCACGCGATCCTCTTTGGTGGAGTCGATCCAAGGAATGGGAAGAAATCAACCGGTCTTATCGCGGAGAAGATGCGTACCCGCAGCCAGGCAGAGAACGTCGATTCCGAATACGCAATCCGGCCTCGGGTTCGGAGGTACACGGCTAGCTTATGAGCTACAAAGGGCTTCCGTATCGCGGTCCATATGCAGGGATAATCGACTCCCCAGGTCCGAATAATCCCCCTAACGCGTTTGATGATGTGTTGAACTTCTTCTGTAGGAAGAGTCGGATTCAATCCCGACCGAAGTTTAATAATTTCGGCGCGACCCCGGACAACGCGATTATCCGTAATATGTTGTCCTTCTCGGATCTTCTCAATAACATTCATACTCTTGTTCTATCGACGAAGAATGCTTACTTCCTCACCTCAGGTCCGACATACAATCTCTTAACCTATCCGGGCGGGGTTACCGATCTATCAGGAACCGCACTCCCTTACGGAACCACGCGAATCATCAATCGGGTTTACTTCGCCAACGGTAGCGTAGCAGGCCTCTACGCTGATGGGGAGAGTTCCGTAAAAGCTGCGGGGGATATTCCAGGATCATTCCGCTTCGCGATAACGCTCGCGAGCCATGTTGTAACTGCTTATACGACCGAACCTGCTCCTGGGACGGACACATCGCAGCAGTTTCCGCGCCGAGTCCGCTGGTCTGCGTCAGGCCTCCCGGACGATTGGACTGGGTTCTCCTCAGGTTTCAACGATCTGGAAGAAGTCCCCGACGAGATCACAGGGCTCGCGGCTCTAGGTAGGAATGGATTCATCTTCCGAACGAACGGTATAACCGTGATGTACCCAACCGGGATTGGGGCCATCCCTTTTAGATTCGAGCACTTCTCCTACAGCGATCGAGGTGTTGGGAATGTGCACCCTTACTCCCTCGCAGTTTATGGAGATCTGGCGGTCTTCGTAGCGAATGATGACATTTACTACCTAACCGGTGGAACTCTCGTCCGGATTGCGGGGAATTCGAAGAAGAAGATCTTCGCAGACCTGGATCAAGCTTCGGGAGATCAGATAGTAGGGTTTATCATCCCTAAGATGGGAGCAGGATTTGACTTCCTATCCTACTGGTTAAGCATCCCTGGGAAGGACGTTACTTGGGTTTACCACTACGACGAGAAGAGCTGGGTCCGAGTAACCTCCGCAGCCGGGAGACTAACATTCTGTAACACGGTGACGGTAAGCTAATGCCGATAGAAGGTGGAGGAGGAAGACCGCCAGTTGGCCCTATCTTAGGGATCACCCCTTCAAGTCTCGCTTTCGGAGACGTAGTTGACGGGCAGACGACAGATCTGACTCTCACATTTACAAACTTTGACTCGGTAAACTCTATCTCTGTCAATCTACCCACGATCGATAATGCGAGATTTACCTTCACAGGCATTATCGGTCTTCTCACAGCAGGGCAGAGTAAGAACATTACTGTCACCTTCGCTCCTACCGCAACGGGGGCGCAGTCCGGGGTTCTCACAGCTACCAACTCCGGCATTAACACCCCAGTCACTGCCAATTTAACAGGAACAGGGGTTGCAGCAGGGACTAAATCACTTGGGGTCGATCCAAGCTCATCGGACTTCGGTGATCAGAAGATCGCGATCCCGACGAGCGAGAAACTCTTCACGATAACGAACACGGGTGATGTGGATGTTCAGATCTCAGGGATTACCTTCACCGCCCCCTTCTCGGCTGGGGGAACAGCGCCAGCGACGCCTTTTACTCTTACATCCGGCTCGACAGAAACGTTTGGCGTTATTTTCACACCAGTCGCAGCTGGGCTTATAACAAAGTCGAACGGTGCAATCGTCGCGAGTGATGCGTCTTCCTCACCGTTTAATGTGGAGACAGCAGGCACAGGATTCCTAATCGCTCCCGTGTTCACCGTAACAGGAGCTGATGGTGGGCTTCTTCTCGGATTCGTTACCGGTTCAACTGTCGTTGTTAAACGAGCGGATCCAGCAGACCTGGACTGCGAGGAGGCTGGCTCGTTTAGAAGAGTACATGACTTCGGCCTGCCAGGAAAAGAGAAAGCGATTCAGAGAGTTCGATTCCGTTACGAGGATCTTGGGGTCGCAACGGTGAATGTACAACTAAGAGCGATCAGACCGACTACGCAGTCAGTTAGTCAGAACGTAGTTATAGGAACCGCAGGAGCGGGAGAGGATATCAAAAATGCCTTTGCAGACTTAGTCATGGCTCACGATCTGATCGAAGTCCAGTTCAGTCGACTTGCGAACGGAGGTCCGGTTTCGATCACTGAATACGACCCACGAGTTGAAGAGAGAGGAGAGGTAATTGCTGCTACCTAATCAACCCTGGCCTATACGAGATCTCCCTCCGGAGATGCAGCGAGCGCTAACCTGGATGTGGGAGGAGACCGCCCGTCTATGTAATGGGAACCTTTCTCTAGGTAATCCTACAGATGGCCGGGATAACATCGATGGAGCTTGGGCGACAACGACTACCCCAGGAGTGGCGGATACTGAGTTCAGCTTAACACACAACCTACAAAGAGTACCTACTGGATGGCTCACGGTTTCAATCGATAAAGCCGCGATCATCTACGACGGAGGAACGGCATGGACAACGGCGGTAATCAACCTGAAGTCGAACGTGGCGACCGTAGCACTGACGGTCTTCATCTTCTAAAATGGATCGACCCGAAGGCGATCACAAAAGAAGAGGTCGAAAAGTTGTGGAATAATCTTAAGTCGCAAGACTACGCTTTCGACGACACGACTCGTGATCGAGGGGACATCTTCGTCGCTAGTATGATAGCTCCTCAATCCATGCACTTCGCACTTGGTAAAGACGGACATGTCAGTGTTCAGAATATCGTCCCGAAGGTGAACGCTAACATCAGTCTCGTGACATGGAATAAGGTTCCGATTTCAGAGATCGTCGAAGCCGGGAGGGAATTGATTAAATATCTCTTCGACGAGTACAAGCTTAATCGAGTATCGACCTTCATTCCTATATTCAATGAGCAGGCGATCCGCCTCGTGACGTTACTCGGGTTTAAGTACGAAGGCGAGATTCGGGGTATCTTCCTGACTGGGGGGAAGTATTATAACACTCTAATTTACGGTCTTCTCCGTTCGGAGTACCTTAGAGGGGAGGTGACCCACTAATGATTCGACAGGCCACACCGGATGATCTTCCTCGGATTATTGAGATGGGGAGAACTTTCTTATTGGATGGCCCTTACAAGGATATTATTGAGGACAACCCTGAGGTCCCTCTTGCACTTGCCGAGAAGCTAGTTACAAATCCACAGGCTAGAATCCTGGTTGAGGAGCAAGATAACAAGTTAGTTGGGGTATTCTGTTTTCTTCTTTACCCCCATTACTACTCCGGTTTAATGACAGCAGGAGAGTTGATCTGGTATGTGGAACCGGAAGCGAGAAAGACGATGGCCGGCCTGCGCTTAAAGTGGGCAGCTGAGAAGTTGGCGAAAGAGTTGGGAGCGGTACAGATGCAACTAACCTGTCCTCCCGATCAAGACGCTCTGTTTTCTCGGCTGTCGGGCTATGTTCGAGTCGAAACCGGTTATCAAAGGAGGCTCTAATGCCGGCAGGAACAGGAACCGCTCTAGCAATTGGTGCGACTGTAGCTGGTGCGGCCGGAAGCGCTCTCTCAGCTGGCGGGCAACAGGGCTCTCAAGCTCGGCTTATGAATATCCCTCCTCCCGCACCTCAGTATCCAGGGTTGAATCAGTTCTTTCAACAGTTGGTTGGGCGGCAAGAGGGCGGGTTGACCGAAACCTCCTTCGGCTCGTTGCAACAGTTCGCGGAGACTGGCTTACCTACAGATGTAGGGCCGGCCTTCGAAGCTCTTGTCGCTTCTAGACAGAGGTTCGAGAAGCAGGGTCGCGCTGACATCGCTGAGATGTTCGGTGCTTCTGGTGCTAGGTATGGATCTGACCTGATGAGGAATCTCGTCGATTTCCAAAGTCAGGTTACGGCTGATTATGGTCGGATACTCTCTGATTATACTTTCAGAGCTCAGGAGAGCGCTAGAGGGAGGCAGCTTGGAGCCTCGACCTATGGAGCTGATCTATTCTCCACAGCCGCGCAGACTCTCCACCCGACTGCGATACCTGTTGTTGAGGGAGGGGGAGTAAGTACGGCGGGGCAGATTGGTGCAGGCCTACAGGAAGGCTCGCAAGGAATGATGATGCTTATGCTTCTCCGACAGATGGGAATGTTAGGAGGTGGGCAGCAGACAGAGCAGCAGCCCACAGGAGGTTAAAATGGCTGGACCATCAGTAGTTTCAGGAATCGCAGGTGGCGCACTCAACGTTCCTGGGAGTAGACCTCTCCCTCAACAGGGTGGTGGTCGCTTTCTCGAATTCGCCCGAATGATGGCGCAGGTGAAAGGGAATAAGGAAACCAAAGCTAGGCAGGATGCCGCGGATATTATCCAAGCGATTAAGATGGGTTTACCCGTCGATCCTGAGGATGCGAAGAAGAAGCTTGAGAAGGGGTTCAATGTTAAGTTCATGGAAGGGGAGCAACTCAACGATTATCTCAACCGATTGGAAGGTAAAGGACAACAGAAGCAAGGTGCGCCTGCGGCTCCGGTCCCTCAAAGCGTAACCGCTCAAGATGTAACAAAGCTTGGTGCGATCGCTCAACCAATGGCAGGTGCGCAGGCCGCTACTCCTCCTTCCCGGAACGCGGCAACGAAGGCTCCTGGAGGTGGGGTTGTGAAGGGTGCTACCTCTCCAGGAACGGGAACTGTCGAGAAGCTCTTCACCCAAGCACAGGATAACCCAATGGAGAAGTTCGGAGCGCTTTCTCCTCTTTATGAAGGGGCGATCTCTCAACAGCAAATGCAACAAGCTCAAGCACAACTCCTGACAGAGCAAACGAATGCGCATCGTGCCGCCTTGCAGGGAGATGAGGTTATGGCGGGTAGGTTCATTCTCCTCACGAAAGGGCAGATGGACGATTCAACAATGCGAGCGATTAGAGGGTTCTATGGAGACTCAGATGAAGGTCGTTCAAAGGCCTTCGACTTCGCGCTCGGTAACGAACTGCCCGTCCAGAAGGCCGAGAGACTCTCTCGTGTCCAGGTTGCTATGATGGGGAATGAGAACTTTATGGGTAGGTTCAAGAGTCCAGCTGACGCGGCCCGCTTCGCGAAATCTATTGTAGAGACTGGAGTAGCTCCTGCGGATATCTCTTACAAGCGAAGCTACGCTGAGATGGCTCAAGAATCAGCGACCGCGCAAGTTCTCATGGAAGCTGGCCTAGATGGGAAGAGAGCGTTCGCCGCCGCGGAGATGCAGACCGCTGGGATCCCGATCTCTGAAGCTCTACCAGAAGGGATGAAGTCGCTCACTATGATTAGGATGGAGACCGCGAGACTCCAAGCTCAAGCCGCACTTGCTAGCTATGCGGCGGATATCGCGAAGATCGAGGCTGCCAGGGCCGAAGCGAAAAACAAGGACTTCTTCAACCGGTTTGATAGCATGGTCGCCGCAAAGCGAGCTGGGATAGATATAGGAGAGGGCGTAGAGACCCAGCTGATTAACGAGCTCGCACAGCGTTCGAACATGAAAGTTGAGAGGTCCAAGAGCGTCTGGCGCCACTTCTGGGGGGCTGAGTTCGTTCGTAAACCTAGCCTTACAGATGAGGAACGGAAACGCTTGCAAGGTCGCTTTGCAGGTGACCAGTTACCTGGAGCTCCCCCTCAACCCGGTCTGGGAGAGAGAGTCGGGGCGGGGCTACAAATGATAGGTGACACGCTTGGTATCACAAGCGATGAAGCTCGAGCTCGTAAGGCTCGTAGGGAGAGGGCAGCAGGCCATCAATAATGCCAAACGGTACTATACCTCCGTTTAACGAGATCGCTCGGAGCTTCGATCCGATGATGCCGCAGGCTGCTTATGAGCAGATTCGGGATAAGTACTTCCAGGATGTCGTCGCTAAACACTTCGAACCTGGAGCCAGGACAACTGCGTTCGAGGAGTTCAAGAAACTTACTGAACGACCGAAGATGCTCTCTCCCGCAGAACGGGTACTAACAACCGCAGGCTTGGTAGCTACAAG